CTACGCCGATGACCTGGTATATGCAGCAGCCATCTGCCACCAAAAAGAACTACTCATCCCTCAGTAGTAACTATCATCAAGAGAAAAGAGTGGTCAAAATGAAACTAAATAAAACAGAGAAACTTCAAAAGATTCAGGACGAGGTAGAAGAACTTATTACGTCGTACGGAATGAAAAACCATCACTACTTGCTTGACGAGGAAATAATTGCTGAATTTAGCATGTACAAAAAGAAACATGTTAAAAAAGCAATAAATAACCTGAGATAAGGAGACAATTATGAAAGGTAACGTATTATGACTATAGTAATAGCATCAGTCCTATTAGCATCAAGCATCGCATTGCTGTACTCTATGTATCGTAATATTCCGGAATATGCGCGAGAATATTTAGAAATATTTTCTAAACTGATATTAACATTAGCCTTGTCTACGGTGGTGGTAGCGTCTATCTACTACCTGATCACCGGGGGCATTAAGTAACCTATAAGGAAATCATTATGACACACGAGGCATGGAAACTAACTGGCGGGTATGACGAACTCCAGCGCTTGGAAATGAAGCGCGAAGAAGACGAGTACCGCCGCTGCGAGCTGCAAGAAGAAATGGATATGGATAAACGAAGTGAGGAGGAAGACTATGTCAAGCCTACCAGTCACAGCTGAACGTATACACCACAGATATGCTGTTGCGCAGGGTAGACGCCAGCAGATACTCGACGTGCTTAACACCAACATAGTGGACGGTCGGGTCGCCCCTATGAAGGCTAGAGATATACGGGAGAAGCTAGACCCGTACATAGCGCAGATACACCATATCTTGGCGGGTATGGAGGAGCTGGAGGAAGTATCACGCACGAGCGACGGCTACTTACCACTGAAGGATACCACTGCCGAACCTGTGAAGGTACTTAAAATAGGTAGGGATACCACGAAGAAAAGAAAAGGCACGCGTGGTACAGTGCCCCGAGAGCGTATAATACCCCAGATGTCGGACCCAGTACCGCCGGGGTGTGTGCGTAGCGTGATACACGTGTGTAGCCAGACCGAGTCGAAGCCGACAGAGTCTAGGAGCAGACGGAATATTAGGCATGACGCCAGCGGCGCAAGTCTTAGCAGTGTTTATTGGTGATTTACAACAGGAGAGCAACATGAGATTACATACGCTACACTACACAGCAAAAGAAACAAACGGGTTAAAGGTAGAATGGTTCGGCACCGAACGCGAGGCGATACAGCGCCGTGGGGAACTGTTCGCATCGGGTGTTTGCGTGGGACTTAAACGCCAGCAGATGATATACCCGGTCGATGTACCGACGAAGAAAGAAGACTTGCTGGACTGGCTGCGCGACCAGGAAGCACAACGCGAAGCACGTGGTTAGGGATACAGCATGGACGGATTGGATAGAGCCGTGGACCCGATAGACCATTCAGCCAATATGCAGGCGAAGATGGACCAAGCGCAGGTAGACACTATCCGTAGGGAGGCGCAGAAGCCTATACCTACGTCTAAGGTGTGCCTGTATTGCGCAGAACCAACAGAAGCAGGAGCACGATGGTGCAATGGGTTCTGTAGGGATAGGTGGCAGGCAGGTAGGAGGTAGCATAGTGATAGATTGACGTAGAGTGGTATATAAGGCATAATAGCAGTTCTAACTAGAGGGAGAAGTAAAGATGGAATACACAGCGATCAACCGCGTACACAATCCTATCAGTACGCTTGAGGAAATGCTACATGGCCATGCCGAGGAGGTAAGCCCCGAGCCCAAACCAGCAAAGGATAGACAAGTAGGTGGCGACCACTACAAAAAGCTGGGGGCATATCAACCTTGGGAGGTGCTAGAGCACTGGCTAACCCCCGAGGAGTTTCGTGGGTATATGAAAGGTACAGCCATTGCGTACCTAGCCCGTGAGAAAGACAAGGGCGGCAATATGGACGTAGCCAAGGCAACGCACACCCTGCAGGGGCTCCTCGAAACAATAGTTAAGGAGTAGCCATGGATATTGTGACGTTGGACTTCGAGACGTACTACGGGGCAGAATTCACACTATCTAAGCTAACCACAGAAGCCTACGTGCGTGACCCTCGGTTCGAGGTTATCATGTGCGGGGTTAAGCGGAACGATGAGCCTGGGTACTGGGTGGATGCACCAGATGTAGCAACACATTTGCGGTCGATGAACCTTGAGAACCGCGGTGTGCTGGCACACCATGCACACTTCGATGGGTTGATACTATCCCACCACTATGGCATTAAGCCGAAGGCGTGGTTCGATACACTGTCCATGGCACGGGCTATTCATGGTGCTAACGGTGGAATATCACTGGCAAAGTTAGCGGAGCGATACGGGATAGGCGCCAAGGGCAATGAGGTAATACACGCTAAAGACCTGCACAGGAAGGACTTTAGCCCAAGTACCATAAAGAAGTACGGCGCGTACTGCGTACAGGATTGTGACTTGGAGCGTGCGCTGTTCCTCCGGCTTATGCCGCACTTCTGCAAGGGGGAATTAAAGCTGATTGACCTGATGGTGCGTATGTTTACCGAACCAGTGTTGCAGATAGACGCACCTATGCTGGAGGAGTACGCGCAAGATATTCGGGCGGAGAAGGTTTCACTACTACTGCAGGCGGGTATACAGCTTACGGACGTAATGAGTAACGATAAGTTTGCTATAGCATTGCAGAACCTTGGGGTAGTACCGCCACTCAAGGTTAGTCTGACCACTGGGAAAGAGACGTACGCTTTCGCTAAGACTGACCCTGCAATGGAGGCACTGGCGGAGCACCCAGATGAAGCAGTGCAGGCGCTTATCGCCGCTCGGCTGAAGAACAGGTCAACCATTAACGAGACCCGAGCACAGCGCATGATCGACATGACTAAGCGTGGGCCAGCCCCAGTATACCTAAAATACTACGGCGCATCAGGAACAGGCCGAGCTTCGGGTGGCGACAAGATGAACTGGCAGAACTTCGGTAGGGGAGGTAAGCTACGCAAGTCAGTTATGGCACCGCCCGGGCATGAGATTGTGGTAGGTGACTCATCAAACATCGAGGCACGGGTGCTGGACGTATTGGCTGGGCAGGAAGATGCTGTGCAGGTGTATAGGGATAATGATGCAGGTGTCGGGCCCGATACATACTGTGTGCTTGCGGGTAAGATATACCATAGGGTCGTTACCAAGGCTGATAAGGATGAGCGACAGCTAGGTAAAGTCGCTAAGCTAGGTCTAGGGTATGGCATGGGTGCTGTGAAGTTTGTCTCAGCAGTTCGCGCCATGGCTAGGAAAGTAATTAGTGAAGACATGTCAGCGTCCGTGGTATCGGTATACCGCAACACTCACCCGCACGTTATCATGCTGTGGAAACGGGCGGAAGATTCGCTCAAGTGGATACAGAAGGGTGTTGAGGGTCAGGCTATCGACCCTATGGGGGTAGTGGTAACGTGTGGGGAAGGGATACTCCTGCCCAACGGCATGAAGATTCGCTACCCAGACTTGAAGTACAAGCCCAAAGCGTTCGGCATGGACGTCCCAGATGCAGGTTGGACGTTCTGGAATGGCAAGGCCAGAGAGAAGATATATGGTGGTAAGATAGTTGAGAACATCGTGCAAGCGCTGGCTCGTATCGTCGTTATGGACCAGACCCTGCTAATCGCTGAATGGTGCGCTAAGAAGGCATCCACAGCCGCCGCAGGGCAGGAATACCGAGTTGTGTTGTCAGTCCACGACGAGGCAGTATCAGTTGTACCAACGCAAGACGCGGTGGAGTGTTTGGAGTTTACTAACTGGGCATTGCGTCAACCGCCCAAGTGGATGCCAAACCTGCCACTATTTTCAGAAGGCGGTATCGGCGCTCGCTATGGCGACGCTAAATAATGGGGGAGTATAGTATGGACACAAACACACAAGACAGCGGCATACACGGGCCAGAACTAGTCCACATGGCAGAGAAATTATTGGTGGCGTATAACGCCCTTGCTGCTGAACGAGGGATAGCCAATACAACAGAGGCGCGTTTGGCAAACGAGCTACGCACTAAAATCGCGGAGACCCGGGAACTGTACGGCATGCAGAAAGGGGGTGTGTAATGGCGTTTTTCCTAGAGAGCACTCGTAAGCCCGGACTGCGGTACAGGGTAGCTAAGCTGGATAAGGCTACCATGCGAGCCACTCTGGTCGGGGAGTTGAACGTGCCATTTGAGCGCGTGCTGGATGCGGCGTCGCTTGAGAAGTATGGCTACAAAATAGTGAAGGTGCCCGATGAGGCTGTGGCTGAAGCATAGCACCGACCCTACGCACATATACGAGGTGCTGGCGTACAATCCAGTTACCCACGTAGGTACAATCCAAGGTAAACTAGACGTGTATGAGGCACCGTTGTGGCCATACATGTTGAAGCGAAGTGGATACACCTACGTTACGGAGAACGATCATGCCCAGCAGCCCCTCGTATAAACGCGACTATACGCAAGAGACAAAAACTTCCCATGCTCGTGGGGAGAAACCAAAGACCGTGCTACGCAACAAAGCCCGGCGGCTCATGCTTAAAAAAGGCATGGTAAAGCCCGGCCAAGATGTAGACCACAAAGTGCCATTGAGCAAAGGCGGAACAAACAGCCCAAGCAATCTACGCGCCCGTGCCCCCACAGCAAACAGAGGGTACCCGCGTAACCCAGATGGGTCAATGAAGGGAAATTGAATGAAGCCGTTAGCGTGGAGTCATAGCGCACTGAACGACTTTATGACCTGCCCCAAAGCGTATTTCCATAAGCGCATCGCTAAAGACGTACAGGATGTGCCGGGAGAAGCGGCAACGTGGGGCGACCGGGTACATAAGGCGTTCGAGGCATACTTGAAAGGGGTCGATGGTGCCGAAGTAGATGTACGACTCGACCCCGAGCTGGAGATATATAAAGGCTATCTGGATGAGATAGCAGCTCGCCCAGGGACAATGTATGTCGAGCAACAGCTGGCAATCAACAAACAGATGGAGCCGTGCAGCTGGTTCGATATGGACGTGTGGATGCGGGGTATCATTGATGTACTACACGTAGATGGAGATACCGGCACGGTGCTTGACCACAAAACGGGCAAGCCAAAGAATGACCCGAGGCAGCTCAAACTATTCGCGTTGCTGGTATTTATCCACCATCCAGAAGTGCAGGTTTGTAACTCGGAGTTTCAATGGTTGAAGTTCGGCACTACCGATAGCGCACGGTATTTGCGTAGCCAAGAAGCGGAACTGTGGCAGGAGATGCTACCGGACCTACTACGGTATCGTACGGCGTTCAAACTAGAAGTGTTTAACCCTAGACCATCAGGGTTGTGTAATGGGTGGTGCCCGGTGAAGCAATGCCAGCACTGGAAACCGAAACGTAACTGAACCAAAAAATCCCCGCCGAACCGTGAGGTAGGGCGAGGCAAAGGACTCAACGAGGGAGATGAGTGCTTCAATTAGAGCATATCCCGTCGCGTCTGTCAAAAATGTAATGGAGAATTAACATGACCCCCGAAGGCAAAGTAAAAGAGCAGGTGAAGAAGCTACTCAAAGC